GAGTTATTAAAAGTCTCACATACAGCAGGAGTAACTAATAGCGAATCGGTTTTGCTTAATGGTGTAAATGGACACACTTATACTATTCTTTCAATTCTTATTTGTGAAACAGGAGGGGCAGCGGAAACCTTTGATCTGTATATAGACGATGGTGGAGGCGGTACAGACTATGAGATTTATTCAGATCAAGCTTTAGCTGCTAATGCAACCTTTGAGCATACCACTAAATTTGTTATTGAAGATGAAGACCATCTATGTGCAGCTACAGCTAGTTCTGCAAATGTAGATATTATTGTTAGTTACTTAGACCAAACTCGATAAAACAATATGAGTGGATCAATTGAAACAAATTCTGGACGAAAGTCTGGAACAATAGGCGCAAAGGTAGCTGGCCCAACTATCTCTGCAAGTGACCCAACCATCTCAACGAATGCAACGCTAGGAACCCAGTGGGCAAATTCAACAAGTGGAGAGTTCTATATTTTGACCGATGCCACGGCAGATGCGAATGTTTGGAAAAATGTCGGTAGTGGTTCGGGCAATATTAAAGGATTTCAAGGTACTGTTAGTGGTTATACTTCTGCTGGTAATACTGGATCAAATTCTAATGTAATAGACAAATTCAGTTTTACTTCTGATGCTAATGCGACAGATGTCGGTGACACAGCAAGTGCAATAGACGCATCTGCTGGTCAATCAAGTTCTATTCATGGGTATGCGTCTGGTGGGACTATAAGTTCTAGTAGTGATATTATCCAGAAGTTTGCTTTTTCAAGTGACGGTAATGCTTCAGATATTAGTGATTTATCTGTAGCAAGAATGGGTGCATCAGGTCAAAGTTCTCAAACGTATGGCTATACTTCTGGTGGGTATACATCTTCTAACGTGAACATAATAGATAAGTTTACTTTTGATTCTGACGCTGATGCAACTGATGTAGGTGATCTTACAGTTGCTCGAAGATATGGTGGAGGTCATTCCTCTGGGACATATGGGTATATGTCTAATGGAAACGGCCCTACTTCTAACGTCATAGATAAATTTGCTTTTGCATCTGATGGTAATGCAACCGATGTAGGTGACAGTACCGATGGGAGAAATAATACAACGGGTCAATCAAGTTCTGATTATGGTTACACGACTGGTGGTTATGATGGTTCTGCTAACTCTAACATAGTAGATAAGTTTGCTTTTGCAAGTGACGGGAACGCAAGTGACGTTGGTGATCTGACAGTTGCCCGATATTACCCATGTGGTCAATCATCTACTGCTTTTGGTTATTGCTCTGGTGGGACTACTGGTTCAGCTAATCAAAATGTTATTGATAAGTGGACTTTTGCTTCTGATGCAAATGCAAGTGACGTTGGTGATCTGACAGTTGCTAGATATAATTCATCAGACCAACAAGTTTAAAGGAGTTTAAAAAATGAGCGGAATAGTTGCAGACAATGTAGATAGAGCATCAGGTGTAGTAACCGCAGCAGCAGCAGGGCCAACCATTTCTGCCAGCGACCCAACCATATCAACTAATGCAACCCTAGGAACACAATGGGCGAACAGTACGAGTGGGGAGTTTTATGTGCTGACCGATGCCACCGAAGACGCTAATATTTGGACTAATGTAGGTGCAGGGACGGACGATATTAAGCCAATTTTTTATCAAGGTTCGGCATTTGGTTATGTAGCAGGTGGTGGTACTGATGTGATTGACAGGTTTAGTTTAACTTCACAAGCGGATGCTACGGACGTAGGTGATTTAACGGCATCGAGAAGTTCTCCGACTGGTGGAAAATCAACCACGCATGGTTTTACTCAAGGTTATGATACTGGTGGAAATGTTATAGAAAAATTTTCATTTGCGTCTAGTGCAGATTCTTCAGATCACGGTGATCTTTCCGTTGGAAGACACGCTGCCGCAGAGGCATCTATGACAACTCATATTTATTGTGCTGGGGGAGATGGCTCGAGCGACAATGTAATTGACAAGTGTGCAAGTGCATCAAACGCTAATTCAACTGATGTGGGCGATTTGACTAATAGTATCTGGTATGTTGGTGGTAATTCATCAGAAACGTATGGGTATGCTGCAGGTGGTTATCCAAGTAATAATGTTATTCAAAAATGGAGTTTTTCCTCAGATGGGAATGCTACAGATGTAGGCGATCTTGTAACAAGTAGAAGAGATACGCATGGAACCTCATCAGAAACATATGGATATAATTCTGGTGGTTATCCGGGGGCAAATAATATTGAAAAATTTGCGTTTGCTAGTGATGGAAACGCTACAGATGTTGGTGATATGGTAGAAGGTAGTGATCTGATGGTCGGTATTTCAGCTACAGATTATGGTTACCTTTGTGGTGGGCGTAGCACCGCAAACCGGATTGAAAGATATAGTCATTCCTCAGATGGTAATTCAGTGGATTGGGCCGATTTGACAGTGAATAGAAGTTTACCAGCAGGTAGCCAAAGTTAAAAAGGAATAAAAAAAAGAGTTTATGAGTAATTTAATTTTAAAAAGTTTAAATGGTATCTCAACTCAAAAGTCTTATGGTGGCAAAACATTTCTTGCCAACCTAGAGAATGCAGAGAAAGCCATAGAGAAAGTCCAGTATACCGAGCGCATATGGGATAGATCAAGAAGTCAACATATGTTGAAGTTCTTGACTTGTTCTAATGCAGATGGTTGGCTCCGTATGAGACAAATAAGTGCAGAGATGAACCGTAAGCGAATGGCTATGTCTGAGGCTAAGTTCGGCTATATGAAGAAGCTTGCTGAGATAAAGATTAAACGTGCCGAAATGCTAAAGGAAGAAGATGAAAATAAGAAATTATTGTTGGAAATTGAAAGTGCAGAACTAGAAAGTCAGGTAAAAGATGGGCTGGTTAAAATGGAAGGTGCTATGAAAGAATGTGAGACTCTTGCTCAAATGCACGATCAACTAAAAGAAAAACTGGGTGACATTACAGAAGAAGAATTTGAGAAAGCACAAGTGCAAGCCCATATCAAACGTGCGGTCATGCAAGCTATCAGAGATGTTAAAGAGTGCGGAAAGATTAAGGCTGGTAATTCTGAATACTTGGAGCAATCAGGTCTAAGTACAAGTGCTATATACAGAGAGATACTCGCTTTTATTGAACAAGAAAGCAAAAGTGGAATTGGAGATACTTCTATGCTCCACAGATTTTTAGATGCTATTGCGGAGAAATACCAAGGAGCAATCAACCAGCAAGCAGAATGGCTAGGCTTTGATGCAAACATGAATATGAATTTTACCTATCAGGACTAATATTATGCAGATACTTGAATACAAACTTCACGCAAGTGCAAAGGGGATGCTTTGCCCTCCTTGGATCAAGGACGGTGGGTATTGGGGCAACCCTGATGATTATACATTGGTGGGAGTAGCATCAGACCCTAATGAATATTACATTCCAGATACAGTTACAAAATTAACTGTAGCAGAACTCAAAACTAGACAGCTTGCGATCCACGCAAAGTACCCTATGCGTGAGCCTGACGCAGATAAAGATCTGACTAATGCCGAAGTGGAAACTGCTGTTGACAATTGGTGGGAAATGGTAAAATGAGAAATATAGCTATTATATTATCACTTTTATTTATGGGATACGGATTTTATTTATGGATAATGGGTGCTCACTAAATGATACTAAATGAAAATAATACTAAACTTTATTGTAATTATTTTAATTTCAGGTTTAATAAGTGTCCTAATATATCTTAGTTTAATGGATGGAGAAAGAAAACCTACAACCTACAAAGAGTTTACTTTGGAGCACTTTTTGAAATAATGGAAAAAATACTAGAGTCAGCATGGGCTTTATTTGTAGCTATAGGTTGGTTCTTTATTAACCGTATTACAGCTAAAGTGGATGCTCTTGAAAAGGAAAAAGCAGATAACTCAGCTGTAGGTAAACATTCTAATTTGATACATGAAACTGACAGAAGGATAGACGAGTTGCAATATACTACTGTACCTAGACAAGAATATAAAACTGATATTGCTGCTCTACATACTAGAGCTAATGAGTTGGAACGATCTAAAGAAGATAAAGTAACAGATGTACGCATTGTTAACAAAGATGATCCTAATCCTTCAAAAAAGGGAAAGTAAGTGGACAAAATTAATGACATATATCTAGCTATTACAAGTGGTCTACTTGCAGTAGGACTATGGATTTTCAAAAGGTTATTCAAGTCTATTGACTTAGCTCATGAACGTATAGATAGACTTGAATCTAAAAATGTAGATCGTGCATACTTAGAGTCTCAACTAGTACCCATTAGGACAGACTTAAAGATAATTCTTAAACATTTATTGGAAACTAAAAATGACTAGCCGTAAGACTAATAATAAACTGATTAATGATATAATTACTTCTAAAGATAATTTAAATCGGTTAATGTTAGTAGAATGGTTTGATCCTTATGATAATGCAGAAGAAGCTACTATAACTGACTTAGATATACAAAGGGCTGTCTATGAGTCCTGTGGTTTTCTTATGGGTGTATCTAATGATCATCTAGTTATAGGCTATAATAAAGATATGAGTGAGACAGGAAAATACAAGGGGTATGGGTCTATACCTTTATCTCTAATTATTAATGTGCATATAATGGATAAAAATTGTGACTAATATGGACGTACTAAATAGGTTTCCTTGGACTATGGCAGCAATGGTAATAGTAGGATGGTGTTTAGCATATTATATCTGCACACCTAACTAGGAGTAATACAATGGAAGCGTTTATGAATCAAGGGTGGTTTCAGATAGCAGGAGAAATAGTACTGATGTTTACAGCTTTAACTGGAGCTATGCCTGACAGGTTTGTTAACAAGATACCTGTCTTAGGTAAACTCTGGCCTATCTTTAACTGGTTAGCTGGTAACATATTTAATAACGTCAATCATCCTAAAGGGATGGCTGCATTACAAGAAGTAGAAGATGAACTTGACAAAGCAAAAGCTGAAGTTAAAGATCGTACTGGTTTACCTGACGTTCTTAACGGGGTGTAGTGTACTGCCAGAAATGATTGCACCTACAGCTAACTTTGGGTTAGGACTATACAATGCTGACTCATACTACTCTAAAGAATGTCTGTGGTATGAGCCAGTAGAGTTTAGTGCTGAGACTAAAGAGTGGATAACTAAGAATAGTCCACCTGGTGTAGTAGTAAAAGATATAGCTAAAGTAGCTAGAAATAATGATCTCTATAGTGAGGTATGTAAAAAATGAGTAATGGAACTGTTAAAGACCTTGGTGATCTACATGGGATTATCGCTAGAACACTTAAAGATCAACTTCTTAACGGTGTAACTACGGTATCTAAAGATGGCACTATTGAACAAGTATCGGCTCCTGCATCAGTCCTTAATGTTGCAAGGCAATTTTTACGAGACAATAATATTGAGTGTCTTGGTGCTAATAATGAAGACATAAAAGGACTAGTAGAGGAGTTACCTTTTGATGAAACCCCAAGTAAATCAGCTAGACCAAATTAAAGGTGATTTCCGTAATTTTCTTTATATTGCTTGGAAGCACCTTGCTTTACCTCCCCCTACTCCTATACAATATGATATCGCTGAGTATCTCCAAGGAGGGCCTAAGAGACTTATTATCCAAGCCTTCAGAGGTGTTGGTAAATCTTGGATTACTTCTGCTTTTGTGGTATGGAAGTTACTATGTGATCCACAATTAAAGTTTCTGGTTATATCTGCATCTAAACAAAGGGCAGACGATTTCTCTACTTTTACCAAACGTATCATCCATGAGATGCCTATTCTTCAGCACTTAAGAGCTAGAGAAGAACAGAGGAACTCTAATGTTGCTTTTGATGTCGCTCCAAGTAGAGCTGCTCATGCTCCTTCAGTTAAGTCAGTAGGTATTACTGGACAGATTGTAGGGTCTCGGGCTCACTTTATCATTGCTGATGATGTTGAAGTATTATCCAATGCTTTAACCCAAGTAATGAGAGACAAGTTGGGCGAAGTAGTAAAAGAATTTGATGCTGTGGTGATGCCTAAGGTTGGACGTATTATATACTTGGGTACACCACAGGTCGAAGAGTCATTATATGCAGGATTACAAGATCGAGGGTACGAATGTAGAATTTGGCCAGCTAGGATGCCCGACAATCGCTTAAAAGAGTTCTATGCACACCGACTATCACCTTTTATAAAGTCCCTTCAGATCGAACCTCAGGAGCCTACAGACCCATTGAGGTTTGACAGCCTTGATTTAACTGAACGAGAGGCATCTTATGGTAAATCAGGGTTTGCTTTACAGTTTATGTTGGATACTTCTGGTGAAGATGACCAGAGATATCCATTGAAACTAGCTGATCTTATTGTAATACCTTTAAGTACAGAGAAAGCACCAGGAGAAGTCCTATATGGTAAAGATGATCTACTAGATTTACCAGCTGTAGGACTTACAGGAGACTACTTCTATAAGCCTATGCACGTCTCTCAGGACTACTTTACCTATACTGGTGCTGCTATGCACATTGATCCTAGTGGTAGAGGACAGGATGAGACAGGATATGTAGTTACTAAACTTTTACATGGTAAAATCTTTGTAGTAGAAGTAGGAGGACTTAAAGGTGGGTATGACAACTTCACTCTTACGAAGCTGGCTAAGATTGCTCAGAAACACAAAGTCAACCTCGTTGAAATTGAGGCTAACTTTGGGGATGGGATGTATACTGAGATATTTAAACCCGTCCTATTCAAATATCACCGCTGTACTGTCGAAGAGATTAAGCACAGTAAGCAGAAGGAAGCTAGGATTATAGATGCTTTAGAGCCTGTTATGAATCAACATAGGCTTGTTATTGATAGAGTAGAAGTAGAAAGAGACTACGAGGA